CAAAGAAGTTTTCAACGAGCGTGGACTTTATCCGACGACACAGAAGTACGAGAAGTCACCTTTGAAGACGGACTCCTCAGAATTGTCTTAGGTAAGATTGTTCCAGATCATCATGCCCGTAAAGATTACCTCTAAATAGATTGGGGTAACCCAAATATCGTCGGCGCATGGGCGGGGTTGGCAACTATCAACCCTTGCCCACTTTTATTTTTTATGCTAGTATTAATTCAAAGAATTTAAAATTATGACAGTCAAATTAGCCGTTGTAAAAACGGGAGAACAAATTATTTCTGATGTTGAAGAAATGATGCTTGAAGGTAAAGTTGTTGGTTATTTCTTTAACAAACCATGTATCGTTAAGACTGGAGATCCAACTCCAAACGAAAAGGGTGGAGCATCTCTTGAAATCAAACTTAGTCCATGGATTGCTTTAGGGAAGGGTTATAGATTCCCAGTTCCTCTTGACTGGATTGTTACATTCGTTGATGCAGTTGATGATCTGTATAGCATGTACATGAAGGATATTCTTCAAGTAGATGAAGATAGTCAAAGTCAATCTATTGTTGTAACTGACGGATGCGAGGATTGCTGATATGGAACCTAAAGTTATTATTTTTCAAAGTGGTGGAACTTTGATCTCTCAACTTCAAGAAGCAGAATCTGCCGATATTGGAGAACCTGATTGCATTTTGGTTGAACCATTTAACATGATGCCAGACGGAACTCTTCAACCCTGGTTGGGTGAGATCACCAAACAAAAAGAGTTCAAAATTCATTCCGATAAGATCTTGACCATTGCCGAACCAAATGCTAGAATCAAGGAACTCTACGAAGGATTGACTAAGTGAGGTTTTATACCAACGTCCAGATGGTCGGGGACCAATTTCTTGTCCGAGGATATGAAGATGGAAGACACTTCATGACCCGTGAGAAATTCTCTCCGACCCTTTTTGTGTCTTCTAATAAAAAAACATTTTATAGGACGTTGAGTGGTGAGTATGTAGAACCAATCAAACCTGGAACTGTTAGGGATTGTAGAGAGTTCATTAAAAAATATGATGGCGTAGATGGGTTTAAAATCTACGGCAACGAAAGATTTATCTATCAATATATCTCTGAGAAATATTCAGAGGAAGAGATTAAATTTGATATCTCTAAAATTAAATTAGCAACCATCGATATTGAGGTTGCATCTGAGAATGGATTCCCAGACGTTGAATCTGCTGCTGAAGAAGTCCTTTTGATTACAATTCAGGATTACTCTACAAAAGAGATTGTCACTTGGGGACAGGGACCCTTTAAACTCAATAAGGGGAATGTTTACTATAAGCAATTCAATAATGAGTATGATCTCCTTAATGATTTTATTGCTTGGTGGATTGATAATACTCCAGAAGTTGTAACTGGATGGAACAGTAAACTATATGATATTCCATACCTTGTTCGACGAATGGACAGGGTTCTTGGTGAGAAGTTAATGAAGAGATTGTCTCCATGGGGACTTGTAACTGAACAGGAGTTTTTTGTCAATGGTAGAAAGCAAATTAGTTATGATGTTGGAGGAATCTCTCAATTAGATTATCTTGATCTTTACAAGAAGTTTACTTATACCAACCAAGAATCTTATCGACTTGATCACATTGCCAATGTAGAACTGGGTCAGAAGAAACTCGATCACAGTGAGTTTGATACATTCAAGGACTTCTATACCAAGGGGTGGCAGAAGTTTGTGGAGTACAACATCATTGACGTGGAACTTGTTGACCGTCTGGAAGACAAGATGAAATTGATTGAACTTGCTTTGACCATGGCATATGACGCCAAGGTGAATTATGAAGATGTGTTTTATCAAGTACGCATGTGGGACACGATCATATATAACTATCTAAAGAAGAGGGATATTGTTATTCCTCCTAAAGAAAAGTCTGATAAGGATTCTAAGTATGCAGGAGCCTACGTCAAGGAACCGATTCCTGGAAAGTATGATTGGGTTGTGTCTTTTGACCTTAATAGTCTCTACCCTCACCTTATTATGCAGTACA